TGATACGCCCTGTTGACCAAAGCGTATTGTCTTAATCTTGTCACCCTCTTTAGCCACAACAACATGGCTCTTGGTTGGGTGATTGGGTGTTTTCTTCGGCTTATTGTAGCCACTTACACCAGCACGTTCTAATCGTGAATCTTTCTTCTTCATCGCTTTTTCTTCTTTGATTTGCCAGCTTTAGATAATGCGATAGCCACAGCTTGTTTCTGTGGGCGACCTTCTTTCATCATGGTCTTGATATTCTGACTTACTGTCTTCTTGGACTTGCCTTTCTTTAGTGGCATGGCTCACCTCAAAAGAGAGGGGGGAGCATAACTCCCCCATCCCGTTATTGCACATTAAGCGTCTGGAACAACCAGGATGAATCCTGCTTCTGGACGATGTGCCTGTACGCCATACAGAGTGTCTGCTGTGTACAGAGTTGACAGATACTCTTGCTTGTACTGAGTCTGAGAGCGAACTCGCAGTTGCTCGGCAAGAACAAGGGCATCTTTATGGATCAAGAACGCACCACGCAGGTCTACAGTACCTGTAGCATTGCTAGTTGCATCTTCGATCAACGGGCAGTTGGAAGAAACGTAGATGTCGATTCCGTAGACAGAACCAATCAGACCAGACTGTACAGTCTTGCCATCACGGAAGTCAGAGGAAACATAACGATCTACGGCCATGATTGCAGAACGCAGAGCCGGAGGAATAACAAATGCACGATCAGACATCGGAACGTCATTGTCATCCATCAGCTTGATAAGACCACGGAAGCCAGCATCAGTAAATACGTCAGCAGCAACAACGGTGTCATCAGCATAAGCAGTCAGGCCAGTAGAGGTATCTACAAAGTAGGTGTTAGCACCTTCCCATGCAGTACCAGTACAAGTACCAGATACAGGAACAGTCAGGTCAAAAGTACCTGAGCCAAAGCCAGTACCAGCACGGAACAGATCGTCATCAACCTGTTTTGCCAGAGCATAACCAGCGTCTTCAGTGTAGAACTGACGCAGAGAAGCCAGAGCTTGAACCTCTACGATGTCTTCAATCAGACGAGAATACTCATAGTGACGGTTGATAGTGATAGTGGTTTCACTTTCCAGATTAGCCTGCATAGTGACAGCAGTTGCTTCTGCTTTCGCATTAGCAGAGCCACGGACAGGTTTCGGGATGTGAATAACATCACCCTTCTTGCCTCTCATTGTCATTTTCTTGACAAGAGGGGCCATCTTCAGGGATTTTTGATAAGCAGCAATAACTTCGTCTGACCAGATTTCTGGTACAAACTTGTCAGCAGCAGTTTTGTCTACGGTTGCGTTTGCTGTAAAAAACGCACCACTTGTTTCGCTAGCCATAATTTACTCCAAAGTAAGTTAAATTAACGTACTCGCTTTTCAGCATAAGCAAGACGAATTTCCGGCTCCATGCTTAAATAGCGATTATAGTCAGTCTTCATAAGTTCAATAATATCTGCCCTTCGGTAGATTTTCTTTGATGGACTTTCGGAACTAGCCCTTGCTCCACCAGTCGATGCCTTCTTAATAGTATCCTTACGAGCAGTCTTTTCAGCCTCAATAGCAGAACCTGATGCACCTTTGAGTTCTTTCCAATCTGAAAAAAGTTCATCAGCAGCTTCATAGTCATACTGTTCATTGGCTTTTATAAACAACTCACGCCTATACTTTCTAGCTTGAATCCAGTTAGCAAATTCTTTATTAGTAAGAATCTCTGCTGAATCAGGATGCTTGTTAAGTAATGCGGTTCGTGCTTGTTCCTGTCTTAACCGTAAGTTAGTCTGTTGCGCTTCCTTGATAGCAGGATGGTTAGCAATTCGACTATCTACAGCCTTGTCAGGATCTGCAAAGAAATCTACTTCTTCAGCAGGCTCCGGTGCTTTGTTCTTTGACTGTGAGAGAATGTACTCGTCAACAACCTTTCGTAACTGTCCGACTTCATTACCTTGCTCACCAATCTTGCTTACCGCTTCTTGGTGCATCTTGATAACTTCATCTATTGTTTTGTTACGATATTCTGGCGGTAACTCTGCTACCTCTGGCGCTGCTTGTACAGGCTCAGAGACATTTTCCTCTACCAGACTGTCAACTTCGTTAGCATCTACCTCTATTTCGTCAATTAGTTTTGCCATTATTAAACCTCGTTAAGACCGACATAAGCTACCCTTACGTTCCTTTGAACTTTAGGACTATTATTCGGCTACCTTACGTTCTAATTGCATCTTCTGTTCCCGCGATTTGACCCACTTGTCTGTAGCACCTGGGAAATGACCAGAAGTAGGGTCAAGACTGCATCTAACGGGAGAGATGATGCGCCTTGCTACTGAATTGCATTGAGGACAATTTTTCTTTTTTGTTTCACGTGGAACAAGTGCTTCAAACTTATGGCCCTTGTTACATATAAAATCAAAAAGAATCATTGCTATCCTCGTTAATTAAATGCTCTACAGTAGATTCCATGTTTAGCATAAAAGATATGACGTTTAATTGTCCTTTACGGAAATATAAATCGTTCTTATCTTTCGTTGCTTCAACAGAATTTATTTGGACGGCATTGTTCTTTAGCTCGTCCGTAAACATCTTCCAGCCCTCAGTTGCAAACATATCAACTAGAGCTTCGTAATGTTTCTCCGTCTCCTTCTCCACTAGCTTTCCTCCTTTTAGTGGGTTCAGATTTGTTTTCTAATGCTTCAATGCGCTTTTCAAGACGCGCAATGATATTGTTCACCTGATCTAATATGTTTTGCATTTCTCTACTTGTAATCATCGTAGTGAGTTCGCAATTTCCAAGTTAAGTTTCTTTTCTTTCAGCATACTGTCAGCAACTTTCATGCGGCGCTCAAACTCTCTATCGTCTCCAGCGCCAGCCTTGAGGTTGGTTGTAATTGCTTTGATCTGATTAGTTTCAAGTTCAACAGGAATTGCTTTGGTTTCAGCAGCAATCTTCTGCGCTCTAGCCTGAGACTCTTGAGCCTGACCGTTAAGAGCGTTAGTTTGAGACTGCTGAAAGGCAATAGCTGCTTGCTGTTGAGCCTGTGCAGCCTGTTGTTGTTCAGGACTTGGCTGAGAAGCCTGTTGAATAATCTGAATCAACTGCTCTCGGTTAGAGAGGTTCATGTTGTCAATAATTGACTGAATCAACACAGGGTAAAGCGGAGAATCCGCACCCATTGTCTGTAGTAATTGAACCAGTTGAGTCACTTCATACTCTCTGGCTATGATTCCCAGAGAAGAAGTAACGTCAAACTTGTAATCATTAACAGGATAAATCTCCGGTTCAAACTGCATATACCGATGTGCAACTTTTGTTACGAATGGTATCAAGAAAGACTCTTGGAAATTAATCAAAGTCCTCTTGTGGCGCTTGATAATTGCGCCAAGCGACATAGAAATCCCCGCAGCAGTAGCCTCGCCATTAATTGAGCCTGGGATGCCAGCAGAATCTATTGCGCCAGTAGCAGTCTGTACCATCTTCTGGAGGGCATCTGCTTGTGCAAAGGTAATTTGGGACACTTGCCCAAAGTTAAAAGGCTGCAATACTTCTCTTGGATCGCCATTTGTTAGCAGGATTTTTCCTGGGCGTACTTCAGGTCTAGCTCCACGGGGTAAACGAGTAGCATCCATTGCCATCATTGGGTGAACCGTGAGGGCAAGGGCATCAATTCTAGCTCGGAGTTCAGCATCTAGTGCTTTTTGCGAGTTATAACCCTTTTCACAAACGCCTCTTCCCCAAAAACGACCAGGAACAATGTCCCACGGGAAAGAAACAACAGGACGATCCCCCATCATGTAAGGATTTCGCTCTGCTTTCAGAAGAATTCCACCGTTTGCCACGACAATAATGGCTTCAATATAGATGCCATCGTCATCTTCTGACTCAAAACCTTCCTGTTCTTTCATCAAGTAAGCAGGAACAAGGCCGTAATACTTAGTAATACGGACTTTATCGTCAGGTTGGTCAGTTAATTCGTGGTCTGGGTCTAGGTCTGTGTCTTGTGGAGCCATAGTAATGTCTACATCTTTGTAAACACCACTTTCCTGAAGCATCTCTACCTGATGGTATGGGACATATTCGTCAATAGCGACACCAATAGACTCTTCAATAGAGGTTGCTACAGGGTCAATAAGGAAGTTTTGCGGAAGAATCGGACGTAGTTTGCAAACTGTCCTGTCTGCAATGGTCACGCCTACTGCCTGAAGCTGCCCATCCATTACTGGTTGGGTTGCTGGCTTCATTTCTTTTTCTTCTTCTAGTACGATTTCTGCAATGCCATTTCCAAAAACGGCAGCGTTGATAAGACACTCAGCAACACCTTTGCGGATTTTGTTTCTTTTGAAATCACGGTACAGTTGTTCCCTGAGATAAACAATATCCTGACTCTCTTGATCTCGCAAGTCATCTTTAATATCAAAGAAACGACCACGACCAAACGTGGCTTCTTCTATCTCTGCTACAGAAGATTCAACAGCTTGTTGTAAAGCCGGAGAAATAATCTTTGAACGCTCAGAGTCTCGTGTTCTGTCTTCTTCTGAATAGATGCCACGCCAAAGACGATAGTATTCATCAAACTTTTGTTCGTAATTGTTTTCAAAATGATTGCGCCAGGAATGGCACTTGTCCATTACCCAGTCTTCAACACTTTCTTCGATGTTAAACTCTTCTTTGTCTAGCATATTAATATCCAGCTAAGTTATCAAAGACTTCAAAAGTATCTTCTTCAAAGTCGTATGAATACGCTACCTTTGCAAGTTGATCTATATACGCTAAGGCATCAATCATATCGTCATGCGTTAATGCGTCTGGAAACTGGAATAGTTCATCCATGAACTGTACATTCCATTCACCTTTATTCAGGCTTATGAGTCCGTTTTCAAAACGTCCCTGTAATGCCCACATAACCCTGTCTGTTTTCTTTTTATTCCCATGAGTCAATTCTTCAACTCTAAAGAAACGAGAATACTTTTTCATCAAATCCGTAAGGGGCGACATGACAGCTTGTCTTGCTATGCCCTTCTCTATTCCTACTGAGACTGGTTCGTAATCCCTGACGACTTGGAATATCTTGCGAGCGGTTTCGTCCAATGACCACCGCCCAACAATAATGTCTTTTACCCACCAACCATTAGGATGAACTTTAACCACTGCTATAGACGTATTATCAAGGTTTTTAGTCTTGTTTTTCTTCCCGACTTCTTCAAAGCCAGCAAGGTCTATTGCAACGTAATAGTCTCCATTAGGTTCTTCTTCATCAAAATGAAGCCAAGATTCCTTAAACATTTCGGAACCTCTTGCTTCAAACGATGCCATGAACTCTTGCCTGAAAGCATAAGAACTCATGGATTTCTTTGCTCGATCAATCTCCTGCTTATCCAACAGATTATTGTCGTAGCTAGTAAAGTGCCATGCCTTGAAATCGGAATCGCCGTTTAAGTCGGCTTGTTTGTAGAGGTCATAAAAATGATTTCTACCCATTGGTGTACCGATAAACAAAGCACCGCCCTTTAAGTCCGCTAGTGCTGGACGTAAGATTAACTCCCATACGTCCGGTTTCATGTCTGCATATTCGTCAAGAACCAGGTACTTTAACGAGACTCCCCGCATAGTCTCTGGTCTGTCTGCGCCTTTTAACGAAATCGTAATCCCGTTAATCAGCTTAATCTGCATATTATTAACATGAGAACCTTCAATCACATCATGTCCAATCTCTAGTAAAAGATTCCACATGATGTCTCTTGCTTGGCCTTGAGTCGGAGCCACATAGAAAACGTGACCACGATCTGTTTGTAAAGCATTTACCAAGAGCAAATACGCTGCAAGTCTGGACTTCCCTGTCCGTCTTCCCGCAGCGACAACTTTAAATCTTACTGGGTCATTCCATACTTCTTGTTGCCAAGAAAGTAGAGAAATATCTAAATTCATACAGTTAGATCGAACTTCTTTCCATCAAACTTCAACAAGAAGAATGACACGATTGCAGTAAAGCTAGAGCCTGCGTCTGGGGTGACAGTTAAGTAGTCTCCCTCATTCATCACAAGGAAAATTCCTTCCCCACCAAACTGGTCGTAATCTCCATCACC